TGCTATCTGTCAAGAAGCAGAGATGGGTTTAGCTACTAAAGCTAAGACTGCAGTTAAGAAAGCAGTCAAGAAGGTTAAAGAGAAAGTAGGAAAGGATGATCTTGAGATTGTACGTGCACGTGATGAAAATGGACATTTCATCGCTGATGATCCCTCTACACCTGATGTGAATGAAGCTTACGTAGTTAAAACTAAGAAGAAAAAATAATGACACAGTATAGCATTGGTAAGCCAGCACGTAGGAAGTCTGTCTATGGTCACAACACTGGCACAACAGCAGAAGACGTGTATGTTTGCCCTGCTAACTGTACAGCAGAAGTTACATATATTCTTGTAGCTAATGGTGGCGGTAGTACTAACGATGTCACTATTCAGTGGTACGTAGCAGCAGATGCTTATACGTCACAATTCCTAAACGATAAGAGTTTAGGTGGTGGTGGTGGCTATCACGAGTTTGCTGATATTGACCTTGTGTTACAACCTGGTGATAAGATTCAGGTAGAGCCTGGTTCTGCAGGACATATTGATAGCATTATCACTGTAACAGAAACGTTTGTGCCTATCGGATAACGCATAGCGGGTATTCCAAAAAAGCTATTTTAAAAGGCCCAGTATTCTAGTATAACTATATATGTTTCCATTGCTAGCTTAGCTAGCGTTAACATAAGGAGTACATATAATGGAACTAGTAATTTCTGAATCATCAAAGTGGGCCACTAATTTTAAGGCTTGGCTAGTCAAAGTATTCAATGCAATGATTGAAGCACGTCAACGCCAAGCCAATGCACGTATAGCAGAGATGCACCTATGGCGTATGACAGACCGTGAGCTTAACGATATTGGTATCGGACGTGGTGACATCAAGCGTGTAGTACGTGAAGATATAAAGTGATCTATACTTGTTTGAGGAGGCAGTATGGACCCAGTTACAATCATAAGCGGGGCCACTGTCGCCTTTAATGCTCTGAAGAAAGGCTTTGCTATAGGTAAAGACTTACAAGATATGAGTAGCCAGCTAACTAAATGGGCTGGTCATATGTCAGACTTAGGGCAAGCCGAAAAGCAAGTAAAGAACCCGCCTTGGTGGAAATCTATTGGCGGTTCTGTAGAAGCTGAAGCTATGGAAGTGTTTGCTGCAAAACGTAAAGCAGAGCAAATGCGTAAAGAACTAAAGGACTATATTAGTTTTACTATGGGTCCGTCAGCTTGGGATGAGCTTGTAGCTACAGAAGCTAAGATAAGAAAGCAAAAGAAAGAGCAAGAGTATCGTAAGGCTGAACTACAGGAAGCTATAATAACTTGGACTGTATCAGGTCTTCTTTTATTAGTAGGGTTTGGTGTACTTGGATTCGTAATCTATCTAATAACATAAAAAAGCAAGGCAGTAAGTACTACGCCTTTGACAAAGATGGTAATATACTCATCATTACCACCTACAAAAGAGTAGCTGAGAATATCGACAGGAAAGCTAATGGCAAAAAATCTAACAGAAAATCAACAAAAGTTTCTCGAAGTACTGTTCGATGAGGCTGGTGGTGACGTAGTTAAAGCTAAGAAGCTTGCTGGTTACAGCGATAACACACCTACACGTCTTATTGTAGATGCGTTAAAAGATGAGATATTTGAAGGTACTAAAACGTATATGTCTCGTATTGGACCTAAAGCAGCTGTAGCATTCGGTCAAGCTCTTGTTGATCCTACAGAGCTAGGCGTAAAAGAAAAGATGCAAGCAGCTAAAGAAATCCTTGACCGTGCTGGTGTCGTAAAGACAGAGCGTATGGAAGTTCAAGCATCGGGCGGTTTGTTTATTCTACCACCTAAAGATAGCGATGATACGGATAACTAAACAAAAAGAACGTGAGAGCTTAGGCTACTGGATGTTACCTAAGCCTGACTTCAAAGTAAAAAGATGGGAGCGAATCCCACGACTAACACATCAGATACCTTTCGGGTACGAGATTGATCCAGACGACGATGAATGGCTAACACCTATTTCTAAAGAATTAGAGCTATTAGAGCTTGCAAAGAAGCACTTAAAGCAGTATAGTTATAGAGAAGTAGCTGCTTGGTTGTCTACACAGTCAGGTCGTCGTATATCGCACTCAGGGTTAAGAAAGCGTATAGATGTCGAAAGAAAACGTAAATCACTTGCTGCAATTAAACGCAAGCTTACCGAAAGGTACGAAAAAGCGCTCAAGCAGTACGAGATACTCGAAAAAGAAAGACTCGGTTACTACACCTACGCCGACGACACAGAAACCAGCTGAAGTTAAACCTGCTGAGTTTGACCCAATAGCTGCACAAGAAGTAGTCTTTAAGCCTAACCCAGGTCCACAGACACAATATCTAGCATCTTCTGAAAGAGAAGTACTATATGGTGGGGCAGCTGGCGGTGGAAAAAGTTATGCAACTTTAGCAGACCCTCTACGTGATATGAACAACCCAGACTTTAGTGGTCTACTTGTTCGACATACAACGGAAGAACTAAGGGAACTCATACAGAAAAGCCAAGAGTTATACCCTAAAGCAATTCCTGGTATTAAGTGGTCAGAGCGTAAGTCTCAGTGGACCACACCAAGAGGAGGACGACTCTGGATGTCCTACCTCGACAAAGACACTGACGTTATGCGCTACCAAGGTCAGGCGTTTAACTACGTAGCTTTTGATGAGCTTACTCAGTGGAACTCTCCGTATGCGTGGAACTATATGAGATCACGTCTACGTACTAGCTCTACAGAACTAGGGTTATATATGAGAGCTACAACAAACCCTGGTGGACCAGGACACTCTTGGGTTAAGAAAATGTTCATTGACCCAGCGCCTGCTAACAGCCCCTTCTGGGCTACAGATATAGAAACAGGTGAAACACTAGCCTTTCCTCAAGGACACAGCCGAGCAGGAGAGCCACTATTTAAACGCAGATTTATCCCAGCTAGCCTATTTGATAACCCCTATCTAGCTGACACAGGTGACTACGAAGCAATGCTTCTATCACTACCTGAGCATCAAAGAAAACAACTTCTTGAGGGCAACTGGGATATTAACGAAGGAGCAGCATTCCCTGAATTTAACAGAAGCATACACGTGGTGGAGCCATACGATATCCCTCAGTCGTGGACTAAGTTTAGAGCTTGCGACTATGGTTACGGCTCCTTCACTGGAGTTGTCTGGATCGCTGTCACACCAAGTGAACAGCTGGTTGTCTACAGGGAATTATATTGTTCTAAAGTTACAGCTTCTGATCTAGCGGATATGATCCTTAGAGAGGAGGTTGAAGATGGTACTATCAGGTACGGCGTGTTGGACTCTTCTTTGTGGCATAACCGAGGTGATACTGGTCCTTCCTTGGCTGAGCAGATGAATATGAAAGGTTGTCGTTGGCGTCCTTCAGATCGCTCTAAAGGCTCTCGTGTTTCAGGAAAGAATGAGATACACCGTCGATTACAGGTAGATGAGTTTACTGAGGAGCCAAGACTCGTATTCTTTTCTTCCTGTACCAATACGATTTCGCAACTACCGTCTATACCTCTGGATAAAAAGAATCCAGAAGATGTGGATACAAATGCAGAAGATCACTTGTATGATGCGTTGCGTTATGGTATAATGACAAGACCACGTAGTTCTATATGGGACTATAACCCAGCAAAGAACCAACGAACAGGGTTCCAAGCTTCAGACTCAACATTCGGGTACTAAAATATGGCAGACATTGATGATCTAAACTTTGACACAGATGAAGTAGTAGCTGCAGAAGATGGCAGTGATAAACTCTTCGAGTCTGTCAGTAGTGTAGTAACTTACGTTAACGAGCGATACAAACGTGCAGAGGATGCACGACAAGTAGACGAAGAGCGTTGGCTACGAGCATACCGTAACTATCGTGGCTTGTATGGTCCAGACGTACAGTTCACAGACACAGAGAAGTCTCGTGTATTTGTTAAGGTTACTAAAACTAAGACGCTGGCTGCATATGGGCAGATTGTAGACGTGTTGTTTGGTAATAATAAGTTCCCCCTCTCGGTAGACCCTACCGTGCTTCCTGACGGCGTTGCAGACGCTGTACATATCAACGTTGATCCTAATGCTGAGAAAGCAGGGGATGAAGCTCGTATGGTTACAGAACAGGCAGCTGCACCTACAGCACTTATTGGTGATGATGGTAAGCTACGCCCAGGTGAGACAATCATTGATCTACAGGAACGTCTAGCTGGGATGCGTAACAAGCTAGCTCCAGTAGCTGACAAAGTTATCGAAGGTGATGGTACTACGCCAACTACAGTGTCTTTCCACCCAGCGCTTGTTGCAGCTAAGAAGATGGAAAAGAAGATTCACGATCAGCTAAACGAGTCAGGTGCATCTAAGCATCTACGTAGTATGGCTTTCGAGATGGCACTGCTTGGTACAGGCGTAATGAAAGGACCATTCGCTGTAGACAAAGAGTACCCCAACTGGAACGAGAACGGTGAGTATGAACCACTAGTTAAAACTGTTCCTGAGTGTGGTAACGTATCAGTGTGGAACTTCTACCCTGACCCTGAAGCTACATCTATGGATGATGCTGAGTATGTTGTTGAGCGTCACAAGATGTCACGTAACCAACTACGTGGCTTGAAAGGTCGTCCGTACTTCCGTGATGAAGCTATCGAAACTGCTATCGCTCAAAGCCCAGACTATGTACGTAAGCACTGGGAAATGAAGATGGAAGATGACGATACACTTTCTGAGTCAGAGCGCTGGGAAGTGTTAGAGTTCTGGGGTTTTGTAGATACAGAAGTACTAGAAGAGAATGGTGTAAAGATTCCACGTGAGCTACGTGACTTAGTTGAAGTTAGCTGTAACATTTGGATTTGTAATGGTGAAGTACTACGTATGGTACTAAACCCATTCAAGCCTGCACGTATTCCTTACTACGCAACACCTTATGAACATAACCCTTACTCATTCTTTGGAGTTGGTATCGCTGAGAATATGGACGATACACAGACTTTGATGAATGGCTTTATGCGGATGGCAATCGACAATGCTGCTTTATCTGGAAACCTTATCATTGAGCTTGACGAAACCAACC